AATGTTAGCGGAAGCTAAACAATCATGTGATTATCTTATATGTGGTTTGCAAACCAACCCATCTATTGATAGACCACAAACCAAAAACAAACCAGTTCAATCAATCGTTGAAAGATATGTTCAGTTGTCAGCAGTAAAACATGTTGATGAAATTATCGTGTATGAAACTGAAAGAGACCTTGAAGACTTGCTAATGTTTTTACCAATTAGTAAACGATTCATTGGTGAAGAATATCACGGTAAAGAATTTACTGGAAAGCAAATTTGTGTTGACAGAAACATAGATATAATATACAATTCAAGGACTCATCGTTTTAGTTCTACTGAGCTTCGTCAGAGAACCTATCAATACGAATTAGATAAAAAAGCATAATGGCATTCCTAGTCCACAATTTACCACCAGTTCAATGTTTCGTTAAGAAAGAATTTCTCTATGACTTTGAAAGTGGACATGGTGAATTAGAGCCTTGTATTTGGATGACTTTGAAATGTATCAAAGGTCAGGCATTTAGAATTGAAGCACTACTGCCAAATTATGGTGCTTTATATGATAAACTTCCTTTACATGCTTTTGTTTCTAGGCAAACAGACCTTAAAAGTGCAACTTTGCCTTTGGACTACTTGCAAATTTGGGACTGTTTGAGTTATAATATTACTGTTATTGAAAAAGATAACCTTCGTATGTTGAAGTGTAAATTTTTAGATAAGAGTAAAACGTGGCATTTTGGTGAATATATGTTCACCGTAGATTTTTGTCAGAATGACCCTGGCTATTTGAACACAGGATTTAGTGAGACAGCTGAAGAACATAAGAGTTATAATTTTATTAAGTTAGATAACGGCCAATTTGCAGCTCAACCTAACAATAAAACACTATTCTATGATGCTTCACTTACGATACCTGAATTCAAATTACCAGATTTTAAAATAGCAACAAAGGTTTATTCGGTGGAAAAAACTAATAAGTTTTCTGCTCGTAATAATAATGATTTTTTTTATGACTTTAAAGAGAGAACAAAATGAATACTCGTGAAGTAGCAAAGAAGTTGGCAATTGAACATAAAATGCCTCGTGCAGACCGTTATGATTTATTCTTCCGTGAATATGATAATATGGTTGAAGTTTTAGGATGGGTTCAAGACCCAACTTATGATATGAATGAGTTTAGGGGCCGTGAGATGTTATACCCAAAAAGATGGGTTACTATCGGCGTTTTACCAGCAAGTTTAACTATTGGATTATAATATGAAATTAAAATTGATTACATTTAAAACAACACAAACACTTATCGGTGAAGTTGATTGTAATGATAAAAACGAAATCATTATCAAGCAGCCAGTTCAAGTGATTGTTCAACCAACTAAAGATGGTCCTGTAATGGGCTTTGCACCATTCCTAGAATTCGCTTCTGAATTTAAAACAGGCATTAAGATTTCAATGGATAATGTTTTGTGTATTACTGAACCTGTCCGTGAATTAGAGAATCAGTATAATAAAGTGTTTGGTGCAGGTATTGAAATTGCCTCTGTTATTCCAAAAGTGTGATATACTCCTTGAATGTCAAATTATTACACAAGTGCCATAACTTATGGCAATCAAATACTTTATCGTGGAATATCCAACGGTCAACAAGTCAAGCGTAAGATAGCTTATCAACCAACTCTGTATTTGCCAGCTAAAAAGGCAACAGATTGGAAAACACTTCATGGTGATTATGTTGAACCTATGAAGTTTGAAAACATTCGTGAAGCTCGTGATTTCGTTAAGAGATATGCTGAAGTAGATAACTTTAAGATATATGGTAACACCATGTATCAATACGCCCTTATTGCTGAAAATCATCCAGAAGAAATCATTGATTGGAAATACGAACATCTTTGTATTGCTAATGTTGATATTGAGGTTGGTTCTGAAAATGGTTTCCCCGAACCTAAAACAGCAAGTGAACCACTCACAGCTATTACTGTTAAATTCTCTAATGACCCAATATATTATACATTCGGCTGTGGTGTTTATGAAAAACACCGTGATGATGTTCAATACATTTTCTGTAAAGATGAATACACTCTTATCAAAGAGTTTTTAATTATCTGGCAACAAAAATCACCACATGCGATGACTGGTTGGAACATTTATGGTTTTGATATACCATATTTGGTCAACCGAATTTCACGAGTATCTGGTGAAGACGAAGCGAAGAAACTATCTCCATGGGGTGTGATTAATGCTCGTGAAGATACATTATATAACCGAACATTTCAAGTCTATGAGCTTCTAGGTTGTGTAACACTAGACTACATGAGGTTATTCCGTAAGTTTGCACCAAATCGTTCACAAGAATCCTATCGCCTTGACCATATTGCACAAGTTGAAGGTGTTGGCCAAAAGATTTCATATAGTGAATATGATGGTTTATTTGATTTGTATAAAAAGAATTATCAAAAGTTTATTGAGTATAATATACGAGATGTTGAGCTTGTTGAGAAGTTAAATGCCAAAGGCCGTCTCATTGAAATGGCATTAACGATTGCTTATGATGCTAAAGTGAATTATGATGACATCTTTGCACAAGTTCGTATGTGGGATACAATTGCTCATAATTATCTCTTTCATAAAAAGATTGTAGTTCCACCAAAGTTTGTTTCTAAAAAGAATCAAGCGTATGAAGGCGCTTATGTTAAAGACCCACAGATTGGTTTATTTAAATGGGTGGCATCGTTTGACTTGAATTCACTTTACCCACACCTGATGATGCAATACAATATTGCGCCAGATTCTATTGTTGAACCGAAAGATTATACACCAAGAATGAGAGATATTCTTTCTCAAGGCGTATCAGTTGAAAAACTATTACATCAAAGAATTGATTTAAGTGATTTGAATGGTGTAACAATTACACCGAATGGACAGTTCTTTAGAACAAACAAACAAGGTTTCTTACCAGAGATTTTGGAAAAGATGTATAATGACCGAACAAAATATAAAGATGCTATGTTGGATGCCAAAAAGAAATATGAAACGGCTATAACACCAGAAGCCAAAAAAGAATATGGCGCATTGGTATCTCGGTATGCAAACTTACAATTAACCAAAAAAGAATGTCTCAATTCTGCTTATGGTGCCTTGGGTTCTGAATACTTCCGTTTCTTTGATATTCGCCAAGCTGAAGGCATTACCATGGCTGGTCAATTAAGTATTCAATGGATTGAAAAAAAGTTAAATGAATATCTTAACAAACTATTGAAAACTGAAAACAAAGATTTCGTGATTGCAATTGATACCGATTCAGTTTATCTTAACCTAGAACCACTGGTCAATTCCGTATTCAAAGATACAAGCGATGCAAACAAAGTAATTGCTTTCTTGGATAAGATTTGTGAAGATAAGTTTCAACCATATATTGATAAATCATATCAAGAGTTGGCTGATTATGTCCATGCTTATGACCAAAAGATGAAGATGAAGCGTGAGAACTTGGCAGATAAAGCTATCTGGACAGCCAAGAAACGATACATTATGAATGTCTATAATTCAGAAGGCGTTCAATATAATGAACCACAAATTAAGATTACAGGTCTTGAGGCGATTAAATCATCCACACCAACAGCATGTCGTGATAAGATTAAAGAAGCTCTACATATTATTATGACTGGTACCGAAAGTCAACTTCATACCATGATTGAAAACTTTCGTGATGACTTTAAGATAATGCCTGTTGAAGATATTGCTTTTCCTAGGTCAATGAATGGCCTAAGCGAGTATAGAGATTCTAAACATATTTGGGGTAAAGGCACTCCAATCCATGTTCGTGGAGCTTTGGTGTATAACTATATGCTTGACCAATTAAACATATCTAAACAATATCAAAAGATTCAAGATGGCGAAAAGATTAAGTTCATCTATCTCCGTGAACCAAATATTTTTAAAACTGATATTATTTCTTTCGCAAGTAAAATGCCTAATGAATTCCGTGTAGAAGAATTTATTGATTACGAAACCCAATTTCAGAAATCATTTATTGACCCATTACAAATTATCCTTGATTGTATTAATTGGAAAGCTGAGAGGATTAATACGTTGGAGAATTTCTTTGGCTGATATTCGTATTATCAAAACAGGTATTAATGTTTCTAAAATTAAAACACAGTTAGAACAACATGCTGATGATTGGGGTGGTCAAAAGAGTGTAGCAAACGTAAGTCAATTAGACCCACACGAATATATTATTAAAGCTGGTGTATTACAATTAGTTATGGGTGCAGTTACTCATCCAAATGAATTTGTTTATAACACCGAACTGTGTGTTCAAACACCAGCCTATGAACATCACACCGAGGTTATTCGTTTTCTTAAAAGACATTTTCATAAATTTAGCCGATGTGGTTTCTTATCATTACCTGTTGGTGAAATTGTGGGCACACATATTGACCACGGCACATATTACTTAACCAAGGATAGATACCATCTTTCCATACAAGGCCGATATAAGTATCATTGTGGTGATGATGAAGTAGTTGTGGAACCAGGTACACTTCTATGGTTTAATAATAAAAAACCACACGGTACCGTAAATGTTGGTGATGAAACAAGAATCACTTTTGTGTTTGATGTACCTCATCACAAAAGTAACCCATAACGGTAAATATTAATAAAACACTTGACACACACGCAATATAACTGTATAATACGATATAAACATTTGAGGAGTTTGCATGAGCATACTAGATAAATTAAAAAAGAATTCTACAATCAAAGAGAGTTCTGTTCTTTCCAAATCAAAGTTTTTCACCGAAAAAGATATGATTCCCACCGAAGTGCCAATGGTAAATGTTGCATTATCAGGTCGACTTGATGGTGGTTTAACACCAGGCCTTACTATGTGGGCGGGCCCATCAAAACATTTTAAGACAGCATTTAGTTTGCTCATGGCAAAATCTTACATGGACCAATATCCAGATGCTGTTTTATTATTCTATGATTCAGAGTTTGGTACTCCAGTAAAATACTTTGAAACATTCCAAATTGACATGGAACGAGTTTTACATACACCATTGACTGACATTGAACAATTAAAGTTTGATATTATGCAACAGCTACAAGAAGTGAATCGTGGCGATAAATTGATTATTGTATTAGATTCAATCGGTAACTTGGCATCTAAAAAAGAAGTTGAAGATGCTCTTGAAGGCAAATCTGTGGCAGATATGTCTCGTGCTAAACAAGTTAAATCATTATTCAGAATGGTAACACCACATCTAAACCTAAAAGACATTCCAATGGTTGTAGTGAATCATACTTACAAAGAAATTGGTATGTTCCCTAAAGACATCGTTGGCGGTGGAACAGGTTCTTATTATTCTGCTGATAACATTTATATCCTTGGCCGTCAACAAGAAAAAGATGGTACCGAGATTGTAGGTTATAACTTTATCATTAATGTAGAGAAATCTCGTTATGTTAAAGAAAAGGCGAAAATACCAATTGCTGTTTCGTTTGAAGGTGGTATCCAGAAATATTCTGGCCTTGTTGATATTGCAATTGAAGGCAACTTTATTTCTAAACCAAGTCCTGGTTGGTATGCAAAGACTGACCGTAAGACTGGTGAGATTGGTGACCGTGTTCGTTTTGACCAAACACAGACAGACGAATTCTGGAAAGACCTACTCAATGATAATAATTTTAAAGAGTATGTGAAGAAAAAATATGAAATCGCTTATAGTAACATTATGGGAGAAGATACAGAATCTCCTGTGGTTGAAACAGAAGATGAAGAAGTATAAAGAAGGTATTGATTACCAATTTGTAGATTTTAACGATTCAGAGCTTACAGGTATTGGACTTCTTATGGAAGGATACAAAGGGGTCCTTTATCATTACCACAAAGCTAGAGTTGTTGAAGAAGGTGAAATTGCCAGATTACAGTTTGGTTA